TATCAAGGGTTTGTGCGGTTTGTGTTCTATCGTGGCGAGAATGAAGCCGTCAGGCGGTGTACTTTGTTCTTCCATCACGGCGCATGGGGCGGCATCATCACCAAAGGCACCATGGGTGGAGGCCGGTATGCAAGCATCGCACCGGATGCGGATGTAATTGTCAATGGCCACAACCATGAGCGCAGCATTGTCGCGCATCCGTGCTACAGGATTGCTGACAACGGCAAGGCATGGATTGAGCAGCGCTGGCACCTGCAAACCGGCACCTACAAGCAAGAGTTTGGCGGCACTGGCGGCTGGGCCATTGAGCGCATCGTTATGCCTAAGTCACTAGGCGGGATCTGGCTTACGCTGAAGCCACGCAAACGCGGTGGCGTTGACATCACCTGCCGGCCAACCGTATGAAGCAGTACGTCCTAGAGATCGAGTACACCATCGTCGTTGAGAGTGACAACGATGATCCGGGAGAGGTGTCGGACGACTTTGCAGCGCGGCTCACTGAGTTAGCGCCGTCCAACGATCACATCCTGGGGTTAAGTCTTCAGGTGCTACCAATCCCCGAATTGCGTGGATCACTCGATTGATGGCTCGAATCTCGTTTCTAAGCGCAGTGCAAAGCATCAATTCAGGCAGCAGATCTTTGAGGCATGGGGCCATCAGTGCGCATACTGCAGCGCGCTAGCCGACACGCTGGACCACGTCAAGCCACGCCATAAGGGCGGCGCTACAGTTACAACGAATCTGGTGCCAGCGTGCCGCAATTGCAACCGCAGAAAAGGTAGTGAGGAATGGCGCGAGTGGTTCAGCCGTCAGGACTCATGGACTGTTGATCGCGTATTAAAGATTCAGGATTGGTTGATTGATTCAACATCTGATGATAGAAGATAAGCGCCTGCCAGTCTTGTGCATGATCACGGCACATGCCGTTGATACAGACGCGCCACATGTCACCGTGCCGCTTGATCGTTGGTTCCAAGGGGCGTGTCCGCTAGGGGGTTGCTCATCAGCATACGGATGCGACCGACGCCGCGCTTATAGATGTCGTACAGGGCAGTCTTCGAAATGCCATACTCGCGTTCAAGTTGCGTCCATGTGACGGCTGGATAGCACGACCGCGCTTCAATGACTGCCTTGGTTCTATCGTCTAGGTACTGGTCAACGTAACGCAGCATGATTTGCACATCTTGGCTGATGTCATTGTCAACTACATTGGGGTCGGCAATGGTGTCAACAATGCTGTGGCCTTCTGAGTTGTTGATCTGTTGGTCGATACTGGTAACGGTGTAGGTTTGCCGGAGCAAATTGGATAGCTCGCCAGGATCCATGTCGATCTCTTCTGCCACTCTGGTGATGCTCGGTTGGTAACCGAGCTGGTGGCTGAGATGCTGGATCGTGCGGTTGATCTTATACATCGTCTCGTGCACACCGATCGGTAGTCGGATAATGGCATCGCTGCTGATCAGTGCACGCGTGATGCCTTGGCGGATCCACCAGTAGGCATAGGTCGAGAACTTATAGCCGCGGCTTGGGTCAAACAGCTCAACAGCACGCGCCAATCCGATGTTGCCCTCCTGGATCAGGTCGAGCAGTTCCATGGTCTTGTTATTGCGCTTGTCGTACCTGCGGGCGACATGCACGACCAGTTGCAGGTTGCACTGGATGAACCGCTGGCGGGCGCGTTCACCGCTGCGCTTCTCACGCTGTTCAGCGTTGGTCAGCGGGCGATTCAGTGATTGCAGTTCACGCAGCCGCTGCACGCGCCTCCCGAGTTGTATCTCTTGCTGCGGTGTCAACAGTGGATACTTGGCGATACTGTTGAGATAGTCCTTGATGCTGTCAGACATGATGAATCCGTTAGTTCACACAATGGAAGCACAATTTCACGGCGCAGCCAATGCCCAGATGTTGCGTGAGCTACATGCAGCAAAGGATTACAACGCACTGCTGGAGTATGCGCTGCTGCTGGCTGAACAAGAGGCCAGCCAGCGATCACAGATCAAGTGGTTAATCGCTGAAGCGATGCGCTCATGCAGCGTTGAACCGTGGCATCTGGCTGCGGCTGCTGAACTGCTTAGAGGCCGCGACTAGCTGGTCGTTGTTGTAACTGCCAGTCAGCGCGTAGCTCAGTGCCGGGCGTTGGCTCATGCGGAAGAATACCATTTGCCCGATCTTCAGCCCTGGGTAGATCGGCAGCGGCTGCAACTGGCGGGCATTCTTCAGCTCAAGCGTTAGTGCGCTGCCATGCCAGCCTGGATCGGCATAGCCGGCGTGCAGGTTCTCATAGCCCTCGCGTGCGCGGCTTGACTTCAGAAAAAACAACCCGGCGACGTCCTCCGGCATGACGAAGGTCTCAATGGTCTGCGCAAGGATGAACTGCCCTGGCACCAACTGATACGGATGCTCGGCGGTGTAGTCCTTGATCGATAGTGGAATCATCTGGTGCGACTCCACCGATTCAAGCATGATCAGATTGCCAAGCCGCAGGTCCAAGCTGGCAGGGTTGATCAGCTCTTGCTGGTGATGCTGCACCATGCCCTGTTGAATCAAGTCGTGGATCTCGGTGTCACAAAGGATCATTGTTGCGGATAGCGATGATGTACTTTTTATTGGACCACTGCAATAGGCAGCGCGGCACCTGCACTTCGGCTGGTTGCTGCGTGTACCACCGATGATCGCAGGCTCTGCAGTGGCGACGCCTAACGATAGTGCCATCGTCAAGTTGATTGGTCATGACGATATAGGTCTGCCTAGATGTGCAGCTAGGGCATTGAACTTGAATCGCGGGCATCTTCTAGATCCTGTGCCATGACGGCCGCACTGCGCAGCATGGTGCTGAGCTTAATCGGGCGCATGTTCTTCCAGCAGGCATACCGTATGGCATGACGGAAGCCCATACTAATGTTGCCGTCGCCTAATTTGCGAGCAGCTTCGATCTCTTCACGGCTCATGCGGATGTTGACCGTAAAGTTGCGGCCTTTGTTTACTTGATTAGCCATTGCATGTACCAATTGGCTTTGCGCAGTGACTCATTGCCGCCTTTGTGTTGCTCACGCCAGACATATTTGAACACATTGCCTTTGCAGTAGCCTTTGAACTCTTCTGTCGTCAGTGCTGCCTGGATGGCTTCGATGCACTCGATTCCGCCTTGCGTGTAATGCGATGGGTGGTTGACTGGGTCGTTCATTGGTGTGAGATGCGAACGGTTGCGATGCCGTCAAGCGGCACGCCTAAGCGGTGTGCAGCGCCAGCACTGAGGTCGATGCTGTTGCAGTCGCAGCGATCAGTCACTGGCACCACCAGCGTGCGGCCTTGATGGCTGACGCGAACACGGGTGCCGCAGCTCAGCCATGGGTGCGCGGCGCTGACGCCCCAGTGCTGGTACGTCTGGCCGCAATAGGTGACGCGACCATGGAACCAGCCGTCGTAAACGGTGGCAGTCACGGACCTGCTGGGCTGTGCCATGGCGGGCGCTTGGAGCAGCAGCAGCAATGCAAGGCGGATCATTGGCCCTCCAGCTCGGCGGCGATGGCGTGCAACGCGTCACGGGTCCAGTTGATACCGAGACTGTGCGCTGCATCGGGTTCTATTCGCCCTTGCCATTGGGCGGCTAATACCCGATCCGCAGCAGCTCGCAGAGCGGCGGCGATGTGCAATTGCACGACCCGAGATCCAGCGCAGTTGCTGGCAGTGATCACTGCTTGAGCAGCGGGGGAAAGGTCAGTCATTTTCTGTCGAGATAGGTTAGAAACAGCAAAAGCCAAAGTGATGGTCCAAGTTGTAGTGCAATGGTATGCACTGCTTCGTTAATGTTAATCGTCAATCGGCTCCAGCCAGACTTTGATGTCGCGGCCATATCCGCAGGTGCCCCACAGGACGAAGATTTGTCGCAAGCCTTGGACGATGTTGCCGCCGTAGATCTTCACCGATGGCTGAGAGTTGATCCACCACAGCTCACCGATGCGGCCTTGGTCGGAGTCGATGTTGATCATTCGGGTAGCGCCTCTAGGGCGCGGCGGATGGTGGCTAGGGCGTCATCGTCTAGGTAATCGTTGTCGGGATCGTTGCAGCCGTCAATCAGGGCCAGCGCCTGCTCCTTCAAGCTCATCGGCTTGGGACGGCGAGCAGCGCGGAGGCGGTCGGCTACTAGCTCATAACCAGGGATGTAGGTGTCAAACCAAGCGATGCACGCCTCCAGCTCTTGATCGGCGCCAGTCTGGAAGGCTTGAATCAGCAGCACATCGACGTTTTGGCGCTCGTCAAACCAGTCGTCTTCCCACTGCTTGAGAAGCTCCGGCGATGGGGTAATGGGATGGGTCATCGTTCGATCTCCTGCTCAATCGCAAAGACAAGCGCAGGTGGAAAGTAAATATCGGGATTGCTGGTCATCCACGCCGCCACCTCGCGGATCGCAGCGCGGGCTTCTGGCGTCCAGTTGACGGACTCGTCGTCCCAGCACGACGAATCTTCGCATTGGCTGATTGCGATGGCCACCCGCGCCACCAGCGATCTCCCAATTTGGGAGGAATTAGGAGATGGCTTGGAGTTGGCTTCAAGCGCCTCGACCCTGGCGCGGAGTTCGACAATTACGTCCAGCCAGCGTGCAGCGTCTGCCTGCCACTGCTCGGGCGTTGCTTTGTGTTCAGTCGTCATTAGCGTCCACCAATCCATCGGATGGAGAGGTCAGCTCCACCAGCTTGAGGATGTGTTCAGCAAAGGCAACGTGGGTCATGACGGCATGGGTGCCCGGAGGCACCCCATAGCTGTCACGCCACCATGCGTCAAACGCTGCTTTGATTGATGTGCTGTTCATGAAGCCCCGTGTAGAGTGAGTGCATTGGATGGTCGGGATTATCCCGGCCGTCCTCGTGGTATAAGCGCTCAAGCAGCTCCTGGCGCTCGTTGTCCTGCTTGATGTCAGTCATCAGAACGCAGCCTCTTCTGACTTAGCACGCGGCAGGTACTCGAACCGTTGCACGTTCAGCACATGCTTGCTGCGCTTGGTGCCGGTGTCCTTGTCGCTCCAGTCCTGGCGGCGGATGGCACCGGTCACCATGATGCTGTCGCCTTTCTTGCAGTTGTCGGCGATCATCTGACCGCCTTTGCCCCAGACTTCTACGTCGATGGCGTTGTTGATGTAATTGCCGTCCTTATCTTTGCCTTCGCTGATGCCACCACCGAAGTTGCAAACACAAGTGCCAGAATCAAAAAACTTGATCTGTGGTTCGCTAATAATACGAACGACGCCGGAAGCATAAAGGCTCATGGGTTGACAGGGGTAATGGAATTGGACTCTTCAAAGGCCAGGACGTCCGCTATGGGATACCTGACCCGCGACTCGCCTAACGGCAAGCCGAAACGTGGGACCGTGTAATAGTCCGGCCCCTGGCCGCGCAGCCGTTGGGATTTAATGCTGCTTGGCTTCAAACCCCAACGCGCTGCTAGCTGTTCAGTCGTCAGATACAAGATCAGCCTCCTTCTCAAGCATCTGCTGCAGCAGCTTGTCGTGCTGCTCTTGCGTCAAGTCGCCATCTTCCAGCCGCTTTGCCATGCGCGGTTGTAGGTCCTCGAGGTCCTGTAGGCTCTTGGCCTTGGCGATGGCAGCAGCACCGGCAGTGAAGAACTTGCTGGTGTCTTTACGCGCAGGCAATGCAGGAGCGCTATCGGTGGTAACGGTGACCGGTTCGGCGTCAGCTTGCTGCATCTCGTCGGTGGTGTAGACACCGGACATGTCAGCGGGGAATGCCTTACGCAGCGCCAGTGCTTCGGAGCATTTGGCGATCATCGCGGCAGGCATCTTGGACCACAGCCCCTGGCCGGCGTTGTAGTCCGCAAACCGGGCAACGCCAACAAAGGCATGGTTGCTGCCCTTCCGGTGCACGATCGTCTTGGCCGCGGCAGGTGGCTTGGATGACAGCCACACATCACGCCAGTCGCCTTCCTCGCCACACCAGTAGGTCTCGCTGCCATCCAGCTGCCCGGTGCGCTCGGCAATAGCACGGAGGCCGTCAATGCCGGCTTGGATGGTCAACTTGCCGCCACGCTTGATGGCGTAGATCTGCTTGCTGAATGGATCCAGCCCGGTGCGCTGGCAGGCATATGCAAACAGGCGCAGCTCGTCATTGGTGCAGCCTGGTGCAATGGTGCTGCTGATCAGTTGCACCTGGTCAGGGGTCCAGGTGGTGATTGCTGTTGACATCAGAAGGTTTCAGTTTGAATGGGATTTGTTGCCCACTTAGGCATGCTGATGGTCTGGATAAACGTGTCGCCGTAGCCCGGCCACACGCCTGCGGCATGGCATCCGGCGATCACGTCCATGCCATTGTCACGCATGGTCCGCCCTAATGCAAGGGCTTCGCTGTCGAGCTCATACACCGCAACGGCGTGCGGGTAAGTCTTCTCGACTGCAACGAACACGAACCGCTCGGCACCATGCAGGCCAGCGAGGTAGTGCGCAGCCTGGATGTGGTAGCCGAATGTGGCCACGCTGCGGGCGAATGCCTGCGGGCTGGCGTCGGTGGTGGTCTTGATGTCCACCACAGTGCTGCCGTAGTACCAGTCAGGACGGCACTTGCAACGCATGCCGGTGGATGTATCAGTCCACCAGAAGGATTGCTCGGCCTTGCCCTCTTTGAGCAGTGCTGCTGCTGCAGGGTGCGCCTGCACTGCAGCGCTCATGCCCATGGCCAGTGCCATGTCGCTGCTGGTGACCACCTCGATACCTTCGGCTTCCATGGCCGCAGCCTGCTCCTTGCCGGCTTTGGTGTTGCGCGGTGCGCAGATGCCGTAGCGGTTCAGCAGCTCGTCGGGTTCGAGGATGGCGCAATGGGCCAGGCTGCCCAGCTTCATCGCAGCAGTCGGTTCAACCGGGCTGCGGTTCGGGTCAACGTACCGGCTCCAGTAATGGTAAGGCGATTGCATTACCGCTTTCAGGTGACTGGCGCTGACGGCTGGATCGGAGTGATACTGCTCGTTTGAGATGGTCGCTGTCATAAGTAGAATGGTGTCGTGAGGATCGAGGGGCGGTGATGGGCCGCCCTGTTTTCTCATGCCAGTGCTACGCGGACGCGATAGCGGGTGATGCCGAGATGCTCGGCAATGCGCCGCTGCGACCAGCCGTAGCTACGCAGCCGCTTAGCGCGCTGCTCGGTTGATTCCGTCGCCCACAGCAGCACCAGCAACGGCAGCAGCAGCAGGACGAGGATCAGAGTCAGTGTGGTTGTCATGGGTGGGATCTGTGGTGCAGGCGGGTTGCCTGCGTGATCACACAATACCACCCTGGTCATCCATGGTCAACCGTTGGGCATCCTCGACGCTGCGCGCCACGCCAGCAATGCCGCCGGCTGCCTGCACCACATCGAGCCACTGCTGCTGCTCGGGCCTGAGCCTACCTGTGGGGGTCTTCACCTCAATGGATAGGAACACAGCCATTTGGGTGCCGACCATCTCAGGCGTCACCGTGACCGTCCGCCAGCCAATCAGGTCAGCGCTGCCTTTGCATAGACCGAACTGCACCGGGCGGCCGTTGGCGTCCTTAAGGGTGCCGGTGTTATTGCGGAAAACTTTGGTATCACCGTGGCTGATGGCAAGTCTTATTTCTTGCTGAATACGCTGCTCAGACAAAGCTGCTCGGCAACTGGCGGCAGGGTAGCGACTCCCCACTGCTCAGCCATGGCATCGGCTATGCCCTGATAGGTGCGGCTGCGTTCTTTCCAGCGGTCGGGACCGGGTGGCATCAGATGCACGCGTGTCTCGCGACCGGTAACCACCTGCGTTGGCTTTAACTTTGGCAGGTTCTTGAGCCATAGGCATGTGGCCTTTGTCTCGCCATGCCCAAACTGCCATGGCTGAATGATCTGAGATGGTGGTGCAATGGCGCTGCTGATAATGCTGACAGGGTTCTCGATGCACCACCGGTCGATTGGCGCATCCATCAGCAGCCGCACGAAATCGAGCGCCTCGGCCTGCTCACGTTGCTTGCGATGAAAGTGTCTGCTGCCGGACACCGCTAGATGAGTGCACGGTGGATGGGCGATCATCAGATCCCAGCCATTGTCAAGCACTTCCTCAACCGGCTTTTGCAAGTGCCATTGCTGATCGCCCTCGCAATTGAGCAGGTCACAGCTCCACGCGTCGTGCCCATGGCGCCGAAACGCATCGCGAACGCGGGCGCTGTACTCGCAGGCGACAAGGACTCTCACAACCCATGCCGTTTGGCCAACCTAGCCTGATAGACCCGTTCTGCCCAGCCGCGTTTGTAGCCGCGTTGCTGTGCTAGTTGGCGGAGGTCCTCGAGGCTTTGGGCATTGCCCTGCTCGCGCCTTGGACCTCTAGGATCAATTTCAATGCGATCCAAAAGGGTGTCAATTCTACACCCATCTGGGTACAGTTTTAATCTAACCCTATCTGATTGCTCATTTAAAGCAAGAACAATAAATGTATCAGGACTTTCCATCATTAACTTGGGGTCTTTAAACCGTACATAACTGCCAACTTTGATGCTGTTTGTGTTCAGCTCCTGCAGCTCACCCTCGACCACCTTTAGCTCCCTGGTCTCTTGCGGGGCGAACACATGCCCGCAGTCAGGGCAAACCTGTGTGGCGCTCATGCTGGTGGCAAAGCACACCGGGCACACCTTGACCGATGGCGCACGATCGGCGTCGCGCTTCTTGATGCCGTCGAGGCTCCAATCGCGGTCCTCTAGGTGATGGCCCAGCCTGAGCGTGTTACCGACATGGTCCAGCACCACAGCAGCAGGCTTGCCCGGTGACGGTCTCAGGCAGCGGCCGATCATCTGCAAGTGCAGGCCGACTGACTGCGTTGGCCGGAGCAGAATGCAGCCGCCGACGCTTGGCACGTCCACGCCCTCGCCGATCAGGCTGCAGGATGTGAGCACCTTGATCCGACCAGTTCCGAGTGCCTGCAACAGATCTCGCCTGCAATCATTGCTCATCGTGCCGTCAATGCTGGCGGCTGCGATGCCTTGCGCTATGAAGAGCTGCGCCACTGCCTCGGCATGAGCCACGCTGCAGCAGAAGGCGATTGCGGTCTGCCCTGCCAGGTGCTTGCGATAGTGGCTGCAGCAGTCACCCATGATGGTGCCAACGCGCTGCTCGGCGTCCTTGGTGTCGAAGTCACCCATGCGCTTGCGCAGTCCGGTGCTGTCGAACCCAGGTGGTGCCAGGACACGAGCGCTGGCGAGGTAGCCGTTATCGGTCAACCATGCAGCGCTGGGGCCGAGCACCATGGCCTGATAGTGGTCACCAAGGCCGCGGCCATCACCGCGGCATGGCGTCGCTGTCACGCCTAGGACATGCGCTTGGTGGAAATGCTGCAGCACCGTTGCCCATTGCCCAGCATTGGTGTGGTGCGCCTCATCCACCACCAGCAACTGGAAGAACCCAGCCGGCAGCTTGTGCAGCCTGCGGGCCAATGTCTGGACGCTGGCAATCTGCACCGCATGGCTTAGGTCCATGCTGCGTCCGGCCGCGATGCGGCCATGCGGCACGCCCATAGCCGTGAGGCTGCGGCTGGCCTGGTCCAGCAGCTCAGCCCGATGCACCAAGATGCAGACCCGGTTGCCTTTGCGGGCGGCTGACTGGGCGATATAGCTGAAGCACACCGTCTTGCCGCCACCGGTTGGCAGCACTGCCAGGACCCTGTGGTGCCCTAGCTGGTACTGCAGTCGGATGTCAGTGATGAGCTGTTGTTGGTAGGGGCGGAGGTTCATAGTGGCAGTTCCAGTTGCGTACCTTCGGCTGGCGTTCCATGAATAGCAATTTGCGCCATTGTCAAGGCACGTCGTTGTCGCTCGTATGCAGGACGCGAATAACCCAGTTGATAAAGGTGCAGGTCATTTTGCAGCAAAGCCACAGCAACGGCTCGCCACGATGGAGCACGGCCTGAGGCTGCAACCTTGGCCGGCACTTCATCGGGAATCTCGTGCGAATAACAACGGGCTTTCCACGTTTGCACGTATTCCGAGACTCTGGCGGTAGCGCATTTCCCAAGCGCAAATGGCTCGATCCGCTTGTTTGTTCGCCAATGTCCGTTGCTCATCAGTTAAAAGTCCCCATGCTTGTCTAGTAATGTCTTCAGGGCATCGCAAAGCCAAAGCGCAAGCAGCATGGCCTATCCATGCTTTGCGATTCAGATTGTAATCAGTTAAAGCGTTTTTGCAGCTGTTGGGCCATTCAAAAATAACCCGTTGCATGTATCGGCCATAAAGGCGATGGTTGCCTGTGAAAATTATTGCACGTTGCAGGGCAATGCGTCGATTTGACACGTCGCCCCACATGTTAAAGCGAATTTCCTCCCAGGTGTCAATTGGTAACCAGATTCTCTTGAGCTTCATGTTCTAGATCCTCCGTCAAGTTGTCGATTTGTTCCACGTCCCACGCCTTGCTGAAATCTTTACCCAAAAACAGCGAGGCCAAACCTGTAACTTGCTTAAGGCGCAACAGTTCATCAGGGCTCATGCCAATGTGCTTGCAAATCCATGCGTCGCCTTTGCCCATCTCGATCAGCTCAGCAACAATTACGCTCATCAGTTCAATGTTGTGCGAACCACGAGCGCGATTGTGCCGGATGGTTGATGCCATCCTGTCGTGCAATTCTTTGCGCAGTACTACTACAGGCAACCGGCCGCCTTCGCGTTCGCGGATGCGCTGACTGTTCCTTAGAGTTAAATAACGGTGAAAACCGTCAACGACCACATAAAGGTCACGCTCGGCATCATGCACGACAACGACAGGTTGCGTGTAACCATCTTCCCAGATGGATGTTTCGAGTAGTGCCATTTCAGGCGGCGCCACAGAATTGGGGTTGTAATCATTGGCGGTAACTTTCTCGATAGGAATACTGCGTACGGAGTAAACCGGGGATCGCCAAGGGTAAGAGTCGTTCTCGTCATGTAGCTCATCGCCTTTAAGTGGCGGGTTAAAAACGCAAATAAGCGTGGTCGGTTCTAGAGCTTCAAAAATGTGAGGATCATGCTTGTCAAGCACATAAGTTACATCAGGCCCGATAGCGTGAATCTCTTGTGTTGCTTCGTTAATGAGCAGACCTTTGCCGCTGACGCAGTAGCAAGTTTCGAGGTGGTGTTGATAATGCCAACGGTGTGGTTTGCCGGGATGCACAATGGTCTTGGTCATGCTGTATCCCATGCCATCGTCTTCTGTTAACAAGCGATGGCTGGTAAAACCACCTTTGGGACAGTTAACGATGCGATCAGAAGAGAGCTGAGAAACGTTTAGGATTTTCATTTGATGGAGCGATTAAGGACTTGGCTGTACTTGCGTTGGATTGACCTTTGGCGGCGCTGTTGTTCTTGGGTTGGCGCCAGTCCCAGGTATTTGCACGTGTGGTCGTTTTTTAAAACCGTGATAGCAAAGCGTTTCCATGAAGTGACCATGCTGTTATGGCATGGCAAATCATCAAGTTGATCAGGTGGCACCTTGATTACAACACGGCGTAGATTGTTGCCGCCGTGCCGTGTGGTGCCATTGATGTAGAAACGAATGCCAATACGACCAAGGGCATCAATAATAAACTCGGGTAGTCCGCGCCCCACTCGTCCCCAGTAACGGATTGACTGAATGAAGCGCTGCTTAAAATTTGCGCTTGACTGATCCGGTAACGTAGCAAGCAAGAACTTTACAAATGATTTCCAGGTATGACCAGCTGGGAGCTTAAAAGATTTATAATCAAGTTGTTTCCCATAAGTAGCCATAAAATTAGCGCCGCCAACCCTAGCGCATAACCTAGCCCATACTTGCGGGTCAATTACCCGATACATTGCAAGGCTTGATTTTGACTCTGACATAAAAGGCGAAGCAACACGCATTTTTTTAATAGGAATGCCGGCCATATAGAACACGTCGTAAAGTTTGTTGTAATCCCATCCAAACTTTGCGTTGGCGGTCCAAATGTCTTCGGTCCGCCAATCGTAAATGGGATAACAGTTGTAAGTGTGATCTGTATTTTTCTTTGTCCACATCCGACCTAGCATGGTCTCTTTGTCCTGGTTAAGAATAGCTCGAAAACGATTAAGAGATTCAACAGTACGAATGCCGATCAAGTTGGCGCATGGCTGCCCCTGGCTATACCACTCTGCAAACATGTCCCAAAAAGTAGCGTAGTCCATGTTTTCAGCGAACAAATCGCCAAAGGGGTGATTTTCAAGGTTTACAATGTAATCGTGTTTTGACATTGGGCGAATCCAGCGGTGTCGATCGTGTTCGCCCCAGCACTGCCAGTCGATTTCATATGACGAAACAGTGCATGGCAAAGTAATTGGCAGGCAGCACCAATAAATATCTAGGATGTCGCGATTAGCTTGGAGAATGCGGTGCATAAACTCCTCGCTATGAGTATAGTTGGCTTCATTGTCCATTATTTGGACGCCAATCTTTATTGGCAGTTTTCGATTTCTGACATAATCGCAAACAAGATTCAAGAGAACGCCGCTGTCCTTGCCGCCAGAAAAAGAGACGTAAACGCGGCTGAAATGCTCAAAAATAAAATCCAAGCGCTCAATAGCGGCTTGGTAGACGTTTATGTCTAAATAGGTTTTCATATTCCCTTGGGCAAAAACTCTAAGGTTACGTCTTCTATTTTTAGAATCTCACAATTTTTGTATGATTGATTGAATCTTGCTCTTAAATCGTTTTCATTGGCAAATTGGGTTGTGTTGACAACGCAAGGGCCCCAAGGGCGTTGGTAGGTGATTCGATAGATAGGATTCATCTGTGGTGCCGGAGTGGCCCTGCAACCCTAGCGCAACCCGGTAGACTGCGCAAGTATCCGCTAGGACTCGTGCCATTATCACACCCGCTTGCCGTCCAGCTCACGCCAGAGCAGATGGCATGGCTTGACGCCCGCCGCGTTGCCGGCCTGTCTCGTAGCGCTGTGCTCAGGCTTGTGGTCGAGCAGGCCATGCGCCTTGACAAGCAAGGCCTGTTGCCAGCTACCGGCCCGAGGGGTCTATGACCAGTGACCTACTCGGGCAGCTAGCAGCGCTGCCACGCCACTGGTCCTATGTGGCAGTTGATGGCCAGAAACGGCCGTATATGGACAACTGGCAGAAGAACTTCATCACCCGCATCCAACTCGGCAAGGAACTGCAGTCCGGTCGTGCCAAGGCGATCGGCGTTTGCTGCGGCACGCCCAGCGGTGGCCTGCTGTTCGTGGACCACGACGGCAAATCCGCATCGCGGTTGTTTGACGACTGGGGCATCCCGGTCAGCTCGTTGCCGCCGTCATGGACCGTAACCTCCGGTCGCGACGGGCGGTTTCAGATCATTTACCAAGTGCCTGAGCACTATTGGGCAGACATCCGCACCCGCAAATACAAGACCGGCGTAACCGATACCGAAGGCAAGCCTGAGCAGGTCGAGTTGCGCTGGGATGGCTGCCAGTCCATTGTTGCCGGCGCGCACCCGTTGACCAGTGGCTATAGCTGGGTGCCAGGGCGGTCGCCAACAGACGTAGACATTGCCGAAGCACCGGCAGACCTGATAGCCCGAATGCTGCGGCAGCCAGTGCAGGCGCCGTTGCCGCTGGTCAGTGGCGGCAGTGATGACACGGCGCGAGCTCGGTCGTTTCTCGAGGTGTTGCAGCCCAGCCGCGCTGATGACTATGACCAGTGGCTCGAGGTGGGCATGGCGCTCCATAGCGTCGATGATGCCCTGCTGGCGGATTGGATCAACTGGTCGTCGCAGTCTTCCAAGTTCAAGCCAGGTGACTGCGAGCACAAGTGGCGCGGGTTCAAGTCCGGCGGTGGTATCACCCTTGGCACCCTTGGCCAACTGGCCAAGCAGGACGGTTGGCGTGGCCGGCAGCAGCAAGAGCCAGTCCGTCGCGAGCGACCTGCAGGCAAGCAACCGCCGTCAGCGGTGAACCCGCAGCTTCAGCCGATGAATGCTGCAGAGCTGCTCAACCTATTGCGCCATGGTGATAGCAGCTACAGGTACAACACGTTCACCCAACGGATCGAGGTAGACGGCGCACCCATCGAAGGCGCGGAACGCTTTTATCTCACGCTGGCCGAGATGGGGTACAAGGTATCCAAAGAAGTAGCCCTCGACTGCATCGTGCAGGTGGCCAATGAGTCGCCCTATGACCCGGTCGTCGAATACCTTGATCGCGTCGCAGCCACTGTGGCACCTGCCTACATCGAGGCCCTGTCAACCGGATACCTGCGACCCGGTGACACGCCTGGCACCATCTACGACGAGATGCTCAAGCGCACGCTGATCGGCGCTGTTGCCCGTGCCTACAACCCTGGCTGCAAGCACGACTCGGCCTGCGTGATCATGGGTGATCAGGGCGCCTACAAGTCATCGTTCTGGGCGTGCCTCGGCCATGACTTCTTCAGCGATGCCCTTGGCGACATCAGCACCAAAGACGATCTCATGGTGCTGCATCGGTCATGGATCATGGAGTGGGCAGAGCTGGACCATGTGACTAATCGTAAGCACGCAGGGCAGGTCAAGGCCTTTCTATCGCAGGCGGTTGATATGTTCCGCGTGCCATATGGCAAGGCTACTGAGGCATTCCCAAGGCGCGGCATTATCGTCGGCACCACTAACCGCACCACTGGCTTTTTGGTGGACGAAACTGGTAACCGTCGCTTCTGGGTGATCCCTACAACTAAGACGCAGTCGGATCAAATTGACACCGCAACGCTATTGCTAGAACGCGATGCAATATGGTCTGCCGCTGTTGCTGCGTACCGTGCAGGTGAGACCAGTCGGTTGCCTGCCGAGCATGAACGACAGCTTGCCGAGGAGAACGAATCCTACGTCGTTGATAACCCTTGGCAGGCAGAAATTGAAGACTGGTTGCGTAGACACGGCGAGATTGATTTGACCACTGAAAGGTTGCTCACTGAGGCCATCAAGAAGCCCGTAGAACGGCAGACCAAGGCGGACCAGATGCAGGTTGCGGACGTGCTCAAGCGGCTTGGGTTCAAGCGGTACCGCAGCGGCAAAGGGTCAACCAGGGCCTATGTGTACCGCCGTTAGTACCCCACCTAGGTAGGACGGGTACCCCACCTATGGATTGCTCAGATCCACTGCGCTGCAACGGATCTGGAGCAGGTACCCCACCTGACTCGCGTCCCACCTCGGTCTGAAACTTCCCTACGTTCCCCTACGCGTCTCTCTATTCCTTTATTTGTTTTGATATAGGTGGGGTTAGGTAGGGTACGTGGGGAACCGCCAGTGCTGGACTGGGTTTTGCGGTACCCCACCTCCGTCCCACCTTGCTTTTAGGTGGGGCACCCCCTTATGGTGCCTGCCATGAAGGAAGTCAAAGTTCGGTTTGAGCCTGCGGATCTGGTGGCGCTCGACCAAGCAGCAGCGGCGGCAGGTGTCAGCCGGTCGGAGTTGATCCGCAGTCGGGCGCTTGTGTCGGATTGCAAAGGTGGCCTTACCGTTGCTGGTTATCACCGCTTAGTGTCAGATGCGCTCGCCAGTGTCCGTGGTGACATCCCACGTCGATTGGTTGAGCAGCTTGTTGCATTCACCCTCACATGGAACTCATCAACATCGCAGCCAAACAGCAACCCGTGATCAACCGGCTCCATGACGCCATGGAGCACGCGCTGGCGTATGCTGCTGCGATCCGCGACAATGCCCAAGACGATCGGCAGCCCATCCCTGCTGAACTGGTCGCGTCATTTGCAGCCGACTACAACCGGCTGGTTTCAATCCTCACCGAAGCTGCATCATGAAACTCATCACCACACAGGCTGATCTCAGCCATGCGCTGCGCACCATTGCCCCGGCCATCAGCACCAGCAACAGCCATCCGATCCTGTCCTGCTGCTTGGTAGCTGCCAGCGGCGGCACCATGACCGTGACCGGCTTCAACTTGGACCTAGGCATCACGGTCACCGTTCCCGCAGCCGTAGACACACCCGGCACCGTGGCGTTGCCGTATCGGCTGCTGGCTGGCCTTGTGAGCCGCATGGACGACGGCGAGCCTGTGACGCTGTCAGACGGCGCTGTGACGGCCTCCAGCGGCTCCTACGGCCTTGCTGTGCAGGATGCGGCTGACTACCCGGCATTGCCCGCTGTAGAGGCTCCTGGCGCTGAGCTGGACCTTACCGCTGGCGTGCGTGCCTGCATGGCAGCCGTCAGCACTGACGCCAGCAAGCAGATCCTGCAGGGCATTCACCTCGCCGCTGGGTTCATGGAGTCCACCGACGGCCATCGGCTCATGCGCGTCCCCGTGGCATTGCCCGATGGTATTGATCTGGTGCTGCCAGCAACGACCATGAAGCTGCTGCAGGATCGGATGGTGACAGTGGCTGCAGCCAAGGGGCAGGCGGTCATCGACGCCGGTGATGGCATCGTCATGTACAGCCGCATCCTCGATGGCACCTATCCCAACGTGGCAGCGCTGATCCCCACCAGCTTCGAGCACGCCATGACCATGGACCGGCACCGGTTTACCCGATGCCTAGAGCGCGTCGCATTGATCGCTGAGGCTCACAACAATGCCGTCAAACTCACGGCCAAGGGTGGTGCGCTCACCATCACCGCTGAAGCCGATGCCAACAACGGCAAGGAGCTGATCACCTTCGAGGGCTCCGCCACTGGGTCATGGGCGTTCAACGTGCACTACCTGCTCGATGGCCTGAAGGCTATGCGATCGGCGGAGACTGTTACACTGTCAGCCAACAGCGCAACAACCCCAGTGGTGTTGACGCCGACTAGCATGACAGAGCAGACATACCTCATCATGCCAATTCAAATCCGGGAGTAATACAATGGCGCGCAAGTGCAACAATACAGAATCAGAACAGCGCACAAACGCTGTTTATGATTTGCTCTTGCGCGCTCATAGCAGAAAGCAGATCATTCAGTTTGCCGCAGAAAATTGGGGGGTTGGTGAACGTCAAACTGATGCTTATATTGCCCGCGCTCGTGAGATTTTGTCTGCTGATGCCAAGCTGGAGCGATCCCAGTGGCTAGAGGGTGCAATTGCACGAGCGATGGAGTACGAACGCCGTGCCGCCGAAAAGGATCAGCTCAACACGGCGCTGATTGCACTGGACAAGCAGGCCAGGCTGCTGCGGTTTGAAATGTCATGAGCCTGCTGGCAGGCATTTGCGAGGACGTTCCGCTGCTGTCGTTTTTGCAGCAGCAGACGCCAGAGGACACCGCTGCCCTGATCACCCGCATCCGCAGCGACCTGCACCCTGGGCAGCTTGCGTTTGTGGATGACACCGCAACGCAGATCATTGGCATCAGTGCGGGCTATGGCGCTGGCAAGACCCGAGCGCTGTGCGCCAAAGCGGTGATGCTGGCCGCGGCCAATCAAGGCTTTATCGGTGCCGTGATGGAGCCCACAGGTCCTTTGATCCGGGACATCTGGCAGACGGACTTTGACGACTTCCTTGATGCCTATGGCATCCCGTACACGTTCAGGGCTAGCCCGCTGCCGGAGTACATGCTGCACCTGCCGGGCGGTGACACCAAGATCCTGTGCCGCAGCTTTGAGAACTGGTCGCGCATCATCGGCCTGAACCTTGCATGGGTGCTCGCTGATGAGATCGACACGGTGACGCCCACCATTGCCAACAAGGCGTTCCCAAAGATCCTTGGCCGACTCCGCTCCGGCAATGTCCGGCAGTTTGGTGCTGCATCGACGCCCGAGGGGTTCCGATGGATGTGGAACACGTTCGGCAGCGACGAAGCAAAGCAGCGCGTTGATCGGAAGCTGATCAAGATGCGCACGGCGGACAACCCACACCTGCCGCCGGACTTCATCGAGCGGCTAGAAGCCAACTACGACCCCAGTTTGCTGCGGGCGTACCTTGACGGCGAGTTCGTCAACCTGACGACCGGGCAGGTGTATGACCGGTTTGACCGGGCGAAGCACGTCACCACCGCCGTGCTCGACATCAGCAGGGAACCGCTGCGCATTGGCGTGGACTTCAACGTCGGCAACATGTCTGCGGTCATCGCTGTCCGGCTTGGCAGTGGCCTGCTAGTCATCGATGAGATTGCAGGTGCGCATGACACCGACGCCTTGGCGCAGGAGATCCGCAGGCGGCACCCGCAGCAGCAGATCTACGTCTACCCAGACGCGAGCGGCGGCAGCCGCAGCACCAACGCGAGTCAGACCGACATCCAGATCCTTGAGTCCTACGGCATGTCGAACCAGTCACCACGAAGCAACCCGCCAGTCCGTGATCGAGTGGCGGCCGTGCAGGCATTGCTGGAGAACGGCAAGGGGCAGGTCCGGTTGCAGGTGGCCGAGCACTGTAAACGGGTGATCGAGTGCCTGGAGCTTCAGTGCTACAGCGACAAGGGCGAGCCGGACAAGGACGCAGGGTTCGACCACATGAACGACGCGCTCGGGTACCTGGTCTGGCGTGAGTTCAACCCGCTGCACGCTGGCGCTGGCCGCGGCACTGGGGTGAGGCTTTATTAACAAGTGCAACGGGGGTTGACCAAGGCGGCATAGGGTGCCATACTTAGGTCATCGGAGGCGAACGGTCCTCCACTCGGCAGCCCAGAGGCTGCGCTGAACATGGAAGCTCTCCTCCTCGAGCTGGATCAACTGAACGATCAGGCCGACAACCTGATGGAGCCTGAGCAGTTCGATCAGTGGTGGGCTGTTACTCAGCGCCGCATCGAAGTCATCCGACTGCTGGATGCCGACTGAGCCCTTCGGGGCTCCACTCACCTACCACTACCATCCCAACCATGACCACCAACACCATGATCAACCGCATCGCATCCCTGGTCCTTCTGTTCATGATCTACGCCGTTGGCGTCAGCATGGGCCGTGATCAGGTCGTACAAGCCCATCACAACCATCCCGCCTGTCATCAGGGACTGAAGCCGTAAACTGACACCATTGTCACTAGCTAGCGGTCGTGTACACAGGCTTCAACGCATACGACCGGCCGCTAGCACAGCGCACCGTCACCAAGGTCAACGACCCGAACACGACCTGGTTTGCGCAAGAGCCACACTGGATCCTGATCGAGGATCTGCTGCAGGGCACCTACGGGATGCGCAAGAAGCATCGCCGCTACCTGCCGCAAGAGCCAAGGGAGCAGGATGAAAGTTACGACAACCGCCTAGCCCGTAGCGTCTGCCCGCCGTATTACATCCGCCTCGAGCGGATGCTGGCTGGCATGTTGACCCGTAAGCCCGTGCGGTTGGATGACACCGCTGACGTGATCCGTGAGCAACTATTCGATGTCGACCTACAAGGCAATGACCTCAACGTCTGGACCTATGAAGCAGCACGAAAGATGGTCCGTTATGGCCACGTTGGCACACTTGTGGATGCACCTGCTACTGGAGGTAGACCCTACTGGGTGACCTACACGCCGCGGCAGATCCTTGGATGGCGCACCGAGACGCAAGAGGGCAAGCAGGTACTGACACAACTACGCCTAGCCGAAGTGGTCACCGTGCCTGATGGCGAGTTTGGCGAGAAGGCTGTCGAGCAGATCCGGGTGCTGACGCCTGGCAAGTACCGGATCCACCGCAAACAAGACAACGGCGACTTTACTGTCGTCGATGAGGGTCGCACCAGCCTGAGCGAGATCCCGTTCACGATCGCCTACGCCCAGCGCCATGCGTTCATGGAGTCGCGGCCGCCGCTTGAGGACATCGCCGAGCTGAACCTGAAGACCTACCAAGTGCAGTCCGATCTGGACAACCAGCTTCACATCTCAGCAGTGCCGATGCTGGCGTTCTACGGGTTCCCGTCTAGCGCTGAGGAGGTATCAGCAGGACCCGGCGAGGCGATTGCATTCCCGGCTGAAGGACGCGCCGAGTACATCGAACCAGCAGGCAAGAGCTTTGAGTCGCAGTTCCGCAGGCTTGAGCAGCTTGCGATGCAGATCAACGAGTTGGGCCTGTCAGCAGTGCTAGGTCAGAAGCTGAGCGCCGAGACCGCCGAGGCAAAGCGCATCGACCGCAGCCAAGGCGACAGCACCATGATGGTGATCGCGCAGAACATGCAGGACATGATCGACAACTGCCTGCAGTGGCACGCCACCTACCTAGGCAATGCCGCAGCCGCAGGCAGCAGCTACGTCAACCGCGACTTCCTCGGCGCACGCCTTGAGCCCGCAGACATCAACAGCCTCCGGGATCTGTATGTGGCAGGCGTCATCAGCCAAGAGACCTTGCTGCGTGAGCTAGCCGAAGGCGATGTGCTGGGCGATAACTTTGATGTGGATGAAGAGCTGGAGGCGACCTCTAATGCGGGCCTTGATCTACAGTCTGCTGGACCGGCTGACAGACTGGCTAGTGGATCTGATGATATGGATGGAGCCGAAGAAGCCGAGGAAACAGGAACTGGACTATACGATATGCAACCTTCCTGATGAGATCCTGGCTGTCATCCGTCTGACCTGGTACAAGGATGGCAAGGCTGATGAGGTAGACGAGCTGCGCATCATGGAAGACGGCCAGAACGGTTACGACGCCTTCGCTGCAGCGGTCCAGGGTGCATTGAACCGGGGCGCTAATGTCAGCATCAGGTCGCAGTACAGGCCCGAGCATCTTGGCATCATTTCATGAGCACACCAGAAGCGCTATACCGCAACGCAATTGACCTGAACCGCTACAGCAACAGCGTTGCGCGGCGCATCATCAATGCCTACAACGACATCATCATTGACGCTGTCAACCAACTGCGCACCATTGATGAGTTGGCAGCACCGGTCAAGGCGGCACGGTTGCGGGCGATCCTGGCGCAACTGAAGGACAGCCTCGGTACCTGGGCAGGTGATGCGACCGAGCTAACGGCGACTGAGCTGCAAGGCATCGCGCAGTTGCAGTCTGAGTTTGTCACCGACCAGTTGCGGCGTGCGCTGCCTGCTGGTGCTCGGGATGCGGTGCGCACGGTTGAGATCAGCCCGCAGTTTGCGCAGAGCGTGGTCACGACCGATCCGACGCAACTCAATGTGGTCGCGCTGTCGGATGACCTGTTCAAGTCGGTCTATGGCGCAGAGGCCCTAGCGCAGCAGGCTGGTACTGGCACCTTCAGCCT